TCGTCTACCTTGCTGTCGAGTCCTAAATTAGCATTCAGCCTTGCAATCTTAATCAACTGCTGGTCAATCAGATTCCTTGTTTCTACGTTAATTGTTTCTATTCCCATTGTTAGTTAGTTGTCTATATCTTGAAAATCTTCAATATTGAAATTCCAATTCTCTATTTTACCATTCTCGTCTATGTTCATGATAATATAATCCCCATATCCGTTCTTGGCAGGGCATAATGTTTTAGGCACATAGTCGTTTTTCTCTGATAGCACTACATCTCCATTTTCATCTAATAAATCCCACCCACAACAATCACAAACCTTGTAGTGTATTTTAGCTTTTACGCCTTGATTCCAATTTATAATAATTCCACTATCAATATCTATAATTGGCTCCCAACTATCCCCAATACGACATGGAATCATGTCTCCAACCTCATCTTCTACTCCATTTACTTCGGCATCCTCCCAATACCTTACACCAGCGTGTACGTTTAATGTTTTTAATTCAATTTCTCTTTTAAGTGTTACTTCTGCTTTCATAATGTGTTTTTTTTAGTTAGTTGTTAGGATTATTTAATGTCTAATATTGCTTTTATTTCCTCTCTCATTCTTAATTTACCACCATCAAAAATATCAATAGCTATATCAAATGGTTCAGTTTCATCATCAAAAAACTTTGTCAACTTGAGCGTTTTATGTTTCCATAAATTCCCTGTCAGGTTTTTAAATCCTAATTTCTCTAAAATTTCCTTTGTTTCTGCTTTCATAGTATATTGTTTTTTAAGTTAGTGTTTTCCTTTTAAATAGTCTAAGAATGCCTCATAGTGAAACATAAATTCTTCAAAGTTATGCACGAGCCAATATTGCCCTCCGGCATTCTCAATATCTTGTTGGTATTTTACTTGGTGTATTGACTGCTTATCTTTCATTTTTATCTCAATCTTCACACTTCGCCCTTGTATGGTTGCACTTACATCCGCACTCCCTCTCGTTCCTGTTCCTTTGATATACTGACTACTCCCAATCTTTCGAGTGCTACCCATCACATCCGTAACAACCTTACTATTGTCAATAACCCTTCCAGTTGTGCTTATCCGTTCCGCTTGTCCTCCGTTGAAGTTAATCCAATCCACTACACATCGAGTTAACCCATTAGCGGTATTGTCTATATACTTATGGCGTGGCACGTAATCACGTGGCATACTTGGACTTCTTAAACACGCTCGTTCATGTTCGAGGTCGGAAAGCTGTTTTAAATATTTCTTATTCATTTTTCGTGTATCTATAAACCATTGTCAATGTTACGCCAAGCAACTCAGCTATATCTTTTTTATCCATATCCGGATTCGCTCTTAATATCTCTAAACACTTTTCCTTATTGCTTAACTCCGGATTCTTTATCATTATCTTTTTAGCATCATTTTTAACAGCAGAATCAATCTTAATCTTCTTTGCCATTGTTATAAAATACTTGCTTAACTTTTCAGCCTTTAAGATACTATCTTTTGATATTATAGTCATATCATTCTGCCGATTGTCATAATAGTTAAATAGGTGTATAATCATAGCAAAACGTGGGATATATGACTTTTGTTTTGGTAACATTGATTTCATATACTCATTCTCGTCATCACTATTTTGCACACTGGTTATCTCATTAAATATACGCTTCCATTCCTTTTTTGCATCCGGTGAAAACTTGCAAATATACGATTCTATTTCATTTTCAGTATTAAACGAAATCAATTCACGCTTTACAATTTGATAGAACGTAACAATATAGTCATTATACCATGTCAAAATATCGTCACTCATCTCATTCTCATTATACTCATCAACTTGCAACTCCGGATAACAAGTAAGCATCCTATCAATAAATCCGTTATCCTTATTTTCCTCTGTAAAGAATTGAGTTAAAATACTTGGCTGAATACCACCAAGCACCGGAATAATTGGACTTTCTACAAACGAACTCTTTGCCGTTTTACGATTCAATGTAATCCCTTTATTACTCCATGATGAAAGCCAAAATTCTAAATCTGAACCTGCACGATACTTATTCATATCCTTAAACCATCCGGCTAACTCATCCTTAAAAACACCTACGCTATTCTTATTTTCTTCATGCAACTCAATTAGTGCCTCTTGTGTAATGTCATTAACAATAAATTGAGTTTTGAAAGGCTTCTTTATTTCTTCAGTATAGTCTTTTTCTTTTTTGTCTAACTCAATAAATGCCTCGTATTTCTTATACTGCTTTATGTAACTCTTTATTTCTGAGTTATTTATCTTAGTTAGTGGTTGTATAATATGCGAGATGCTAGGGGTTTTACCGATTCCGGCTTTACCTACAATACTAATCCATACATTAACTGATTCAATCCAACCGGATTTAACCTGTATTTTAAAGCTATTACCGACAATAACGGATATAAGCCATATCAAACTACACCCCATAAAATCAATGCTACTATCGAGCGTTTTGTTACATTCTAACAGGTAGTTTTGTATTCTTAAAGGGAATATATCAATAGGAAATTCAAGGTCTTTTTTATCAATCTTAATGGTTTTACTTAATGAAGTAACCTCTTTTATTACCCTACTTCCAAAACCCTTCAAATATAACTCCTTTGCCGATGCACTCCAATCTCCTTTATGAAACTTATATGTATAAATAGCATACGGGTTTAATCCCTTTTCATTCGGGTAAATCGTTCCTGTGGTGAATAAGAACATTAAATCTTTGTCATGGAATAAGTATCCACTATGAGCAGAAGTTGCCCCATGCCGTCTTATAATGGTCTTATTTGATAGTTTTTTAATTACATCAAACTCATCTTCTATTAACTCCCAAACCGATGTCCGATTGTTAAAGTCATCCCATACTGATAAATCTACATTAACCGATTGCTTTTGTACTTTCTTATCAATTGCCACCTCTTCGTCTACGTGGTTGTAATACTTACTACATTGAAATAAACACTCCCTATCTTTTACCGAAATTTCTTGTATCTGAGTGTAGTCCTTTTTACTTACCTTGTTATCGTAAATAAACACATACCCACCTTTACCCCTCGTTTCAATAATAGCCTCTTTTTGTTCTTTTAACTTAGCTATCTTTTGATTACCACCTATTTCTTCACACTTGTATAAAATGTGATACCCATTGTTTATTGTTTTGTAAATAACAAACTTATTATCAAAGTCATCGATGTTATCTTTTAGGAATCCGATATACTCATTCCAAAAATCCTGTTGTTGTTTTAATGATGGAAGTATTTTTAAATCAATATCAATCACTTCTAAGTTATCGTATCCGGTAACTATCCCTACACCATTTGTTGTTGATAGCGAATAGTTAGCCTCAAACTTAGCTTTGTTTAATGGAGTTGTTTGTGAATCCTTCCATGTGGTATTCGGCACTTTCTTGTCACCAATAGTTATAAGCGACAATCCGGAATCAATTAATTTCTTACAGCGTTCTAAGGATATTTTCATATTTAAAAGTAAACCCACAACCTAACAAAGGCATAACCGCCAATAGACGTAGTCTATTTAGAGGACAATGTTAAGAAGTGGGCTTGTTTAAATTTCATTTTGTACGATTATGCGATGCAAATATAAATTAATATATTTCAAAAAGCAAGTGTTTTTTAAATTATTTTAATTTTGTACTGGTTCAAAAAGTATAATCTTTATATCCTTAGTTAGAGTAGCTTTTGAACTTTTATACTCGGTTCAAAAGTATAATCGTGTTTTTAATAATCTCTTTTTACTTTTTTTAAAAATTGAAATTATACTTTTTTTGGAGTACAAAAGTTCAAAATCAATGTTAATAATGCTTGTAGGCGTTTTTTGAGTATAATTTCGGTTCAAAAAGTATAAAACATAAAAAAGCCCTAACATTTCTGTTAAGGCTCTTTATCCACGCCATGTGTAGACTAAAACGGCAAGTCATCCTCCGCAGTTTTAGTTGTATTTTCTACTTTTTCACCTACCACTTCCAACTTCCAACACTCGATTGTTGAGAAACATTTTTCTTCTCCGGTTGTTGGGTTGTTCCATAAACGACCTCTTAGATTAATACTGCAAGATACGTTTTGACCTTTAGCCAATCCATCGAGCATCACAACTTTATCTTGTGTCACCTGCATTGGAATAAATTGCGGATAAGTACCTGGTACTTCCACAATAAAATCACGTTTTTTAAACTTGTCAGAAACTACCATAGTTTCTTCTACTTTGTAAATACTACCTTGTACTACCATTGTTTATTTGTTTTTAATTGGTTTACATATTCATCACGGATAACCACAGCTTGTGCAATCCGTTCTTTGATAAGGCTAATCATAACCTCATCACGTGGCACTATTATTTCATGCCACATTTCTTGTCCTTTAAATATTAGGTAATTAAAGAAGTGTGCTTGTTTAGAGTTAGAGCATAACATCTGCATCTGCATTTGTGCAATATACTCTTTGTCTATTGCATAAATTCCTTTAGCTAATAACTTAAAGAATTTTTTTGAGCGTGGACATTTTATTTCTAAAACGGCATCAGTTCCAACAATACCATCCGGTGACGCTCCGGCATCAACTGAGTAAGGAAAAAAGAATGTTTCTTGAACATCAATAAAGTCTACCTCCTTTAATTCCTTAAACTTTCTGAATGCAATAGGCTCTAATTCAATACCTCTTTGCATATCAATTGAGGTGAAATTCTCATCTTCGTCTTTACCGAAAACAACCTCACACGCCTTTTCAAAGCAGTAAGTGTCTCCGGTATCACCAAGTCCTTTAACTCCTAATAGTTTGTGAATTTCTGAGGCTGTAAACTTACCGAGCCTCATATCAATCCACTCCTTACTTCTTTGCTGTTCCATACTCTAAATATTTTTTCTCGATTTCTTCACTTACATTATAGATAGCCTTTATCTTTTCAATAGTAGCCTTATTTGCAAACGCTTTCTCAAAATTAGCCTCTGTAAAATCCGGCTTCACCTTTTCTTTTGGTTGTACCGGAGAAATTCTTACACCACTCACGACATCTTTACCAAACTTTACATTCTCATTAATGTATAATTCAACACGAATGTTAGTCCAATCTTCTACCATTGGAGATTGCGTAGGATGGAATGATTTTAAAATCTTTGAGTTTCCGGCATTGATAACTAAAGGTTTAATTGGCTCAACGAAATAAGCGATATTGTGATTACCTTTTTTACCGGCTACCATAACACCCCATTCTTGCTTTACGTTTTTAATAGTAAAAATTAGCGGTTTCTTTTGTTCAATTAAATCTTCTAAATCCGCCACTCCTAAATGGTCGGACTTAAATACTTTACGATAATGGTTCTTTTCCATAGTTTTGTTTTTTAAGGTAAATGTTTAAATATAAATCCCCCTGTTGTTTTTTGTTTTCCCAAACAAACTCTTGAAATTAAAGGGGCGTTTAATTTCAATGTATTCGATGCAATAGTTATTGAATCCCAAACTTTTATTTTATCACCGGATAATGATAGTTGTAGTATTCTTTTCTTTTTAAGAGGGGTGAATTTTTTATTGCAAATAGAATATGCGTGTTTATTGTTTAGCTTAACAGTTGTCCACTCTAAGTTTTCCAACCTATTATCTGTTTTTATTCCGTTAATATGATTTACTATATCATAATTATTTGGATTGTCTATAAAAACATTAGCTAATAATCTATGAATCCGGACATTTTTATGGCTTTTATTATTTAAACAAACAACAAGATACCCCATTCCATTATCCCGTTGTTTTAACTCAATTCCTTTTTTATTAATAACAACTCCATCTTTGTTTATTTTATATAATCCCTCATAATTTGGTACGTCAATAAATTTTTCCATAATAAAAAGATAGCACCTCATCAAATCTACCAATCGCCAGAGAGGAAAAGAGTTGAATCGGTGCTAATATTTTAAGTGTTAATTTTTAATTTCATTTGGCGATTGGATTTCAGATTACAAATATAATAATTATTTTTTAATAATAAACAAAGATGAGTAATATTTTTCAGAAAAATAGCAAATAAACTCAACACCTGTATTAGCATTATATCGAATATGGGCTTGTGGATGCTCACGCTGTACTTCTTTTAGTTGTTGTTGGAGGGTCATGTTAGTTATTTTCAAAGTAAATACAACCAAAGTTTTTACCAAATACAACATAATCAAGATTGGAGGAATCGCCATCTTTAAATCTAAT